AAAGAGTTGGTTGAGTTTATTGCCGCCAACTATTAAGAGACGTTGTTTACATCTAGAAAGGAGAGATGATGTACGAACACATGTACGAGGCTAGTGAACGGGAACTAAAAATTCTTGGTTTCCGAAACCTTCCTCTTGCATGGTCGTACTTTTGTCTCTTCCTTTCATTTGTAGCTGGAGCTATCAGCATAGCCTTGTTGGGATGGCTGCTATGAGTGGAAAACTCATATACAGTCCGATCTTCAGGGCTAATTTAAAGTGGGTCACTTTGCTGAGTGAGAAGTTCACCTACGATAGGAGTGTTACTAGAGACGGGATATGGCATATCATCACGTGCGAAGACGCTTCTGGTCACGTATATTATCGGAGTGAGGCACCAAATATGGTGTCTCACACCTTTGATATTTCGTTCCAGTCTAGCGTTATCGCTACGTGGCGATTTTACCTTACCCTTATCTTCTATCATCCCCGAGTAGGCTACTTCACGGTGAAGCTCCGTCTTGATGACCCGCCCATCAGTAGAAGAAATAATACTGTTAGGGCGAGAATCACTACGTCTTCACGGTCCTACCAGAAATCCTTACAACAAGGATTTTCTGCTCGTCGGAAGTGGTTACAATCACTTCCGGCACCTAGTGTGAGTACTCGCGTTCGCCCTAGTCCAGAAACCAGGACCAAGACGTATTCCCGTTACTTGTACGCGAAACAGCAAGGGTATGACCCGTGGTCGTTTCTTAACACCACAGGTACGTATCAGTGCTATTCTCGTACTTGGACGGGTACACGTACGCCTGGCTACTGGTCGAAAGCGCGTAGGCAGTTACCGGAAAATCCGCATACTGTCTACATTAGCGAAGTGGAACTCGACCCATTGATAGAAAGTTCCGTTGAAAATAACGGGACTGACTACACCAATCGGGTTGATATACACACCTTACACTACGGTGCGCCAAGCTTTCAAACATCGTTTAATACCGATGCTTATAAGCTATCGCGTCTCAACTCGTATTCTCGGCTTCGCGCTGCTATGCAGAACGATACCGCGAATATAGCCCAAGATCTTTGTGAATTTGGGCAGACCATAGCGATGATTAATACAACCATCGCTAGGGTCCATGGGGCTCATAGCGCGCTCCGGTGTGGAAACATACCGGGTGCTCTTAAAGCCTTGTGGAGTGGAGACCATCGTCCTCGTTTCCGTAACGGAGGAGGTCCTTCCTTTACTCAATCTCTGGCCCAAAATTGGCTGGAGCTTCAGTATGGCTGGAAACCTCTGTTGCAGGACGTTCACGATGGGATTGAGAAGACTAGGAATTTATTGATTAAATCTCCGAATCCTCTCATCGTCGCGTCGGCACGAGGGTCTGCGAGTAAGGTTCTGAACTACGATACAGTTATACAGCTCTGGAGCTATACGGGCATCCCTGGTGGTACACGATGGTGGACCAACAAGGGTGCTACGAAGCTCAAGGTGCGGTATAAAATGGTCGATGCTCAGAGAGCTTTTCTCTCACAGACCGGCTTTACCAACCCCGTGAATCTAGCATGGGAGTTGCTCCCCTACAGCTTTGTCGTAGATTGGTTTTATACCGTAGGTCCTTGGCTTGAGTCTTTTAATGCTTTTGAAGGACTCGAGTTCTACGACGGTATGATGCTTAGCTATGAGAAGCAGTGGGTTAGAGACAGTGTCGCATACTCTGGGAACCCAATTCCTGGGAGCAAATTTTACTTGGAAGTGTCTTCCAGAGCGTCTTGGATGAATTTGGCTTTGTACCGCGAGAAGCTTACTAGTTTTCCCGTGGCACCGAAGCCAATTCTCAAGTCGCCTTGGTCGACAGTCCATGTTCTAAATGCTCTCGGATTGTTGTTTTCTTCTTTTGGCTACTCCCGGAATTTGCGAGTCTAGGTCCTGTTAATTTCTTCTTAATGGAGAGACCCGATGGCCGCAATTGCATCCATCAAACTGTCATCTATCCTCGATGGCGTTGTTAAAACAACCAGCGCCACCGTAGGTGTTGACAAAACGTTCGACCCCGAAGGCTTTGATGCTAACGGTGTCACACGCTGGGTTGACCGGTCGGGCGGTATCGCCCTCGGTTACCCCGCCCTTACCTTGTCTGTCCGCGCGCCTAACAAGGCTTCGCGGGCCTATAAGGTGACGGTGAAGCTCGTCCTCCCAACGTTGGAAGTCACCTCGCCCTCGACGTCTACCGGCATTCAGCCGCAGCCGACGAAGGCGTATGACAACCTGTTCGTTGGTGAGTTCATGATGCCGGAGAGGAGCACGTTAGCTGAACGGACTGCGTTGTTCAACTACGTCGCCTCCCTCTTCGCCACCACTATCAATGCGTCCGACGGTTCCCCGACTGATGCGTCGGGTTCGCCGCTGAGCGCGTCGATTCTCAACTTCGACAGGCCTTACTAAGCCTGTTTGGGTTGAACCCTATAGAAATATAGGGCGAACTCACTGAGGGGACCACCATGTCTTCTAAGAAGTATGGTAAGCACTTCGTAAAGAAGTTGCGAGCTTTTCGTGTGCCACCGGGCGTTACAGCTCGGTTCATCGAGGAGTACTTAGCCTCCTTGGATAGCCCTCGAAGTTTGGCAGTGTGGCTCATGTTTCGTGAGAACGAGCATGAGCAACTTGTCGAACTAGAGGTCGATCCGGTCCACTACAACTCTGTAGAGGACTTTAGGAATGCATACGCAGCAACTGAATTCCTCTCTAAGTATAAGGCATTAGCCTTGAACAGAGATCGGAAGGAAGTTGCGCTCCGCAAGTTCACTGAATTTGAGGAGCTGTGTAAGCATACAAATAGTCGCTTTCGTGATCTTTCTCGTGACCCGTTATTCCGCGGGCCCCGCGTCTGGTTGCATTCTGCAATCATCCGTAAAATAGAAAGACTACTCGGCGATTTTGATGTAGCTGAGTTCTTCTCGCTGGCCGATTGGGGTCCTGGTGCTTCTACGTCTATAAAACGTAGGCGCGCCAGTCCAGTCGAAAAGTTCCAGTCTGAAACTGGAATCACGAGAGATTTGCACAGCCTTGTAACCGATGAGATCATCGAGGATGTTTATCCTCTTTGGTTCTCACATCTGAAGGGGAATGGATTCCCTTCTTATGAAGTCGGAAACAAGATTATCACTGTGCCGAAGAACGCCAAGACTGATCGTGTTATCGCTGTCGAGCCTGGACTCAACCTTTGGTTCCAGCTCTCGATAGGACGAATGGTCAGCAGGCGTCTCAGCTGGGTCGGTATCGACTTACGCTACCAAGATAGGAATCAGAAGCTGTCTTGCCTTGGCTCTGCCACTGGCAAGATCGCAACTGTTGACCTATCCTCTGCTAGCGATTCCATTTCGACCGCCGTTGTAGAGGAGTTAATCCCTCCGCGATGGTTTTCGATTATGGATAGTTGTCGAAGCCGATACGGTGTGCAAAATGGGACTCTTCGAAGGTGGGAGAAGTTTTCCTCTATGGGAAACGGATTCACCTTCCCTCTTGAGTCTCTTATATTCTATGCAGTTGCTTATTGCTGCACGGAATATACCCATCAAGATACTTCTCTTGTGGGTGCCTATGGTGACGATATTGTTGTCCCCACTGGCAGTTTTGCACTCTTCTCCGAGATGTTGGAGTTCTATGGCTTTCGTATAAACAGGAAGAAGAGTCATTCTGACTCACCCTTCCGTGAAAGCTGTGGAGCTCACTACTTCTCGGGTGTCGATGTAAAACCAATCTATCTAAAAGATAGACTTACAGACGTTCCGGCTGTGTTTCGCGCAGCAAATGCTGTGAGAAGACTGGCTCATAGACGAAATGCGAATTTCGGCTGTGATTCCAAGTTCTTACACGCGTTTGAGCTCCTTGTCCACTCAGTCCCTCGCGAATTTCGCTTGAGGATTGACAATAGACTCGGAGATGGTGGCTTCATCTCTAACTTTGATGAGGCTACCCCTGCTCAGGCTCGGACTCACAAGCGGACTCTCGGTTTCGAGGGTTACTTGTGCGTCCACCTGACGGAGATAAGTTTAACTTATCAGTCTGAAGAGCTTGGTTATTTACTAACAAAGCTTTGGTCACCGCCGGCACCTCTCATACCAAGTAATTGGTTTGAGAAGAAGTTCCGTACGAGACTGAAAGCGACGTACTCTGAGGTACTCGGTGATCCGACCTCGTTGGCATATAACACTGTGCCTTCGAAGCGCGGAACCAGGTACCAGATCGTACGCAGTCTCGTTCCACAGTGGTGCAATCTCGGGCCCTGGATCTAAGTTGACGGTCCAGTTAGCCTTTCGGAGCTGAAGAGTCCCCTTGTGGGGGGCTCTTCTTCTCCTGGAGGATTTCTATATCCA